CGGTTTCTACACTTTCAAGGTGTTCAAGTTTGAGGTCTGCACCCCAAAGTTCACTAACATTGATTTCTTTTTCAGCCGTTAGTAACTCTAAATGCTCCTTATTGAAGTCGGCAACCTTATCGGAGGGGATTTCAATCATACCCTCTTTCTCTTCGCCGTGCTTCTTAAAAAGTTCACTCTTAGCCTCTTCGTAAAGTTTCAGTTCCTCACTTACTACTTTGTTCAAACGCTGAAGATAGACCTTTGTCTTTAAGGACATTTTCTGCTTTAACATACCTTGGGAAAGAACCTCTGTGCTTTCTCCTTGTCTTGTTACTCCGTTTAGTTCGTAATAGAGGGCGATTACTTCGTGTAGTTTTAAGTTCATAGGTTTTATATTAAATAGATTTTAGGCTTGCGTTTGCCAAGGTAAACCGAGGTTCACGATGGGTGGTTTCTTTTGATTTTCGATTTGTGCATCGATGTTAGCTTGTAACGAAGATACATCCAAACCGGCTTCGAGCCAAGAAACCACCTGCTCTTCGGTCAGGTCAGGGTAGGCCGTAAAATCAGTTTCAGAAGGCTGAGCACATCCATAAGAGGAATAAACCTCAGCGGTGTAGGTTTTATCGCCTACGATTTCTGTTCCCTGATAACGCCAATGAATAACTTTAACAACATCGTGTAAGTCGCCATCCTGAGGGGCGGTGTCTAATTGAGAGATAATGAATTTGTAATTTGTCATTTTTATTAATTTTTAATTTTATACTATTTTAAGAGTTCCACCATCACTCCAAATATCGCCAGCAGCTAATCCTGTTGCTGAAGTTGGAATGTTTGAAATATTTACTACTCCTGTATTTTTTATTGTAACTCTTAGTGTATCATTTGTTCCAAATACTAAACTACTATTTGCAGCATTCCATAAATAGGCGTTATTTCTTAAATTAGTGTTTGCTACATTACTACCGCCGACACCAAAATATGCTACAGCCGTACTATTAGAATTTGTTACATTCAACGTGGAATACTCTGTTGTGCCATTTTTGTTTATTCTTACTACATCTACCCCGGAAGTACTTGTAGTTCCTATTAATACTAACCCCTCACTTGTTATTCTCATTCGCTCGGTGGAAGAAGTAAATATTCTTATTGGGTCTGCGCTTGTTTGAGAAATAAATCCTCCGGTTGCACCATCTGAACCAATTCTAAATGCACGACCTCCGTTTTCTTGATACTCCGTAAAGCTACCAGATGTTCCATTTATTGTTAATGCAATATAGTTTGATATTGCTGTTGGGGAAGTTGTACCTATACCTACATTGCCCCCGCTTGTTATTCTCATTCGCTCGGTGGAGGCGGTATAAAAACCTAAATCATCACCTGCTAATCTATAAATTGATAAACCCCCATTCAATTTAAAACCTTCACCATTACCAGCATTTGCAAATATATTTCCTGCAACTGTTAATTTTTCTGCTGGCGAGGTAACACCAATCCCTACATCTCCCCCACTTGTTATTCTTACTTTTTCAGCACCACCAGAAACCAATGTCAAAACATCAATGCTATGTGTATAAGCTATCCCACCTCTATAAGGTTCTGTTCCTGTTGTACCATCTGCAAAGTATAATGCTCCTGTTGTGTTATTTGCAGTTGCTATTGTTATTCCACCGTCGCCACTTCCTTGAGCAACTACTAAATTATCTGCTCCGCTATAATAACTTTCTGGTGTAGTAGTTCCTATTCCTACTAACCCCCCACTTGTTATTCTCATTCGCTCGCCACTTGCCGTACCATTGAAAGTTCCAAAAGTCAATGCTGATGCACCAGTTCCAGCATTATCTATTACGTTTGTAATTTCTCCGGTTGGAACAGTAGAAAAACTTGCTCCTGATGACGTTCCGAATTTAATTCCTGCTTTATTACCAGCCGTTGATGCTGCTGGGTTATCTATAAAAATATACCCTCCTTCGCCACCTGCATTACTGCTATTTATGTGTAATAATGTTTCGGGAGCTGTTGTACCTATACCTACATTGCCAGTACTTGTTATTCTCATTCGCTCGGTACCATTCGTAGTAAAGTAAGTATTAGTGTTGCTTGCATTAAGTATTGAAAAATCTCCTGAAGCATCTCCAGCGTGTCCTACATATCCAGTTCCGTGAGCATTTGTAAATTGTAATAAATCACCCCTTGAAGAAAATGCTTGTTCAAATTTTCCCACTACATTATCATCAGCATTTTGATAAACGTGTAGTTTGTCGCTGGGGGAAGTCGTACCTATACCTACATTATTTGACGAGTTCATTCTCATAATGGTTGTACTACCATTCTTGAAATGAAAACCCTCTCCGTTTGTATTGTTTAATATAAATCCATTTGCAGCAGTAGAACCAGCATCGTATAAAGTTGTATAAATGGCATTATCAGTCCTATAAAATCTTAACTCGTTTCCTGTTTTAATATATTCGCTACCCTCTATTTCTAATTTAGCGCCCGGGGAAGTTGTACCAATTCCTATATTAGAGCTACTCTCATAAATAACTGAGTTTCCTATTGAATTTGAACCTGTAAACTTAGGTATGTAGTTGGTAGTGCCGGAGATAGAAGATGTAATATCCGAAGTTAAAGCTAACGTACCATCTGTACTTGGTAAAGTGTAGTTTCTTTCTCCTGTGCTTCCGTAAGTAAACCAAGCATAATAAGTTACTGTACCTACAAATGAATGTCCTCTTAAAAATCCAAATACAGGTGTATCTTTCGAAGCTAATGAAGTATATCCCCAACTTACACCCCAACTATCTATATTTTTAACTTCTAAGTGTTTATCGAATTGAATGGGATTACCGATAAATCTTTTTTGTCCTGCAAACTCTTGAAAGCCTGTTGTTACAACACCACCAAAAGAACCGCTTGCAGGTTGTAAAGTTAATGTATTTGAACTAAGAGTAGCCCCATTTGCATTAGGAGAAGACCCAATCGAAGCAAGTGAAATAACACCTTGATATTGTGGGATATTCAAAACATTACTAACCAAAGTTGCAGCACCACTCGTTCCTGTTGTTGTTAATGTCAAAGCACCCTGACCACCAATATCACTCAATACCTCGGCCCCTGTTCTAAAGTTTACTATATTAGAAGCATTGAGAACCAAAAATTTATCCGTATCTGTGTTCGCATTCGATACGCTCGTTAACGTCAAGTTATTAGAAAAGGTCTTTGCCCCACTAATTGTTTGGGTCGTACCAATAGTTACATAGCCATCAGCAATATCTGTTTCAATGATAGTCGCTAAATCCGTAACTGTACACTTATACGAATAACCCGAAGAAGGGTCCCCCACTAATAATAAATCACTTAAACTCGGGGTTCTACTCTGTAATTCGGATATTTTCTTGTTAGCCATTGTTTTTTATTAAATAGAATTAAGCAGGGTATTGGTAGTTTGTTGGAACAACACAACGATTTGCAGTATAAGGTAATTCAATCGTAATATCAGCCCTAACACCTGCCAACAAATCAGGGGTGTCCTCAGTAAAGAAAGAAAGAGTAGCACTCAACCCCTCATCGAACTCAAAATTGTTATATCTCAACTGAGCGATAATATCTTGACAGATTTCTAATTGGTCGCTAAGTACCTCGGTTTCGTTTGTATCTTCCGGTAGCATTCGGTCAAAGAAATACAACGAAAAGTTTAAAGTGGTGCTTTTCTCAGCTATGTTACCACCTGTCAAGTCAAAGAATAACGATGGGTAGATATTCTCCGTACCTCTCGACAAGTAATCACTTAGGTCTCCGAAGTACACACTTTTTATCTGTTCGTGTGCGTTCGCAAGATTTGTTACTGTCGTTACGACTTGATTGAGTGTCATTTTCTTGTTTTTGTAAGAAGATTTTTAACTTCTTTTGGTTTTTTAGTGAGTAGGTTTTATTCGCCACAACAACGGTTTATGTTACCTTGATATTTTTCCTCAAAGGTCATACCCTTGCAACAGTCATCATCCCCTAACCAAATTGAGGTCGTGTATGCTTGTCTTTCTGGAACAATAGTATCGTAAGTGCTTCCCGGATTGTTGTATTCAGGGAATGTATTAAAGCCACTTCTATCCAATAAATACTTAACCAATCTTTGCTTGTAGAACTCGGCTCTTGCTTTGTATCTATCGGCTACATCGATTAACTCGGCAGCACTTGGATTCTCCTGACCTTCGCCCGATTTTCTTATCAATCCCTTATTGTAAAACTGATAACTCAACCCCATAGGAAGTTCACTCATCACATAATAAACCAATGTCGGAGTGATATAAGTATCTAATAAATTGCTCTCCGTTTGTGTGAGGTTATTATTTTGAATACCATCTTGCAATCTTTCATATAAAGCCGTACCCAAAGCCGGGAGGATATACATATCCTGAGCCGTTAGAATTTCTGGATTAACCAACTTTTCATCAGTATTGAAATGCAGGCCCGTTCTGTCTTTTATCGTATCTACCGAAATGAATAATATATTTCTGCTCATCTTTTATTTTTTAATAACTACTACTGCGTTCCAAGTGTGCCGACATTTAGGGGAGTGAATGTTTGTATCAGGTATTGTCCACCATCCACCTGCACGAGCGAATACATCATACCCTAAGCGTGCGGATATTTGCTCAATCTCGCCCCTTGTATAAACCCTTTCTAATCCCATTAGCTTTTGGCAAAAGGGTCTTGAAGTTTTTATATTCCTATCTTTAGGACTTGTCCTTAGGTAATCCCAAGAATATTCATATCTTACCAGAAAGGTTGTCTTTACCGGCTCATCGATAATCTCTTTCAAGGGTTTTTTTAGCTTGCTGATTTTTGTATCAGGGTCGTAATCCAAAATATCCAAAGCAACTAACTTGCTAATCCTATCCAATACCTCTTCCTTTTCAATCTCTAAGGCCTTGGCAATATCCTCAGGTGGAATACGCTTGTTTTTGGCGATTGTATCGAGGATTTTCTTGTCGGTGGTATCATCTATCACCTCATCCCTAAAAGCCAATTCTTGCGCCTCTAAATCGCCTGTAAACATCTTCTTACGAGCCACTACCTTGTAGCTATCTACATTTTCCCCAAATTGAGAAAATAAATTGATTGTACTATCAATATCATCAAACCTTTCCTCGTAAGTATCATCCCCCAACCAAGTGTTTACCGCATCATCATCCAAGCCATAACCCTGCTTTAACATTGAAACCGCTTGCTGCCTTGTTATCTTACCTTTGTTAAACTCCCTGATAATCCTTTGGAAGTTCTGCCATTCCCGACCTTTCATTCCCTTCAGATGCTCGTTAACCATCGCCTGAGTAGGCTCTGGAGTAGCGACATTCTGATATTGATTTGGGTCGATACCAATCTTTTCTAATATCCACTCCTTAGGAGCATTGGCAGCAATAATCGCCTCGCTAAATTCAAAGCTAATCGGCTCAACAGGTTTGATATAAAGTTCAGTTGAAACTCCGTTAATCTTAGCCAACTTGTTAAAGATACTCTCTAAAAATTGTTGCTTATCGTTAACGTATGTATTCTTAAATACTTCGTATCCATCACGAATTTCCGAACGAGTACCCAAAGAACCCTCTACCAATACACCAAACAAAGAAGGGGTTGTGATTTGATGACCTGCAAAGATATTCTGTTGTATCATCTTATCGACCTGATTAAAATCTTCTTTAGTCAAATCAGATGCACCTAAATCTTCAACGGCAGGTTTTTTAGCAATATCGCTAACAAAAGAAAGGATAAACTTCTTCCCATCAGAGCCAGAAAATCTATCGGTAAACCTTCTCTCGATATTTCGTTTCTCATCAGGAGAGGGCTCGCCATTCGGTAGGGTGATTAACTTAGAAGCACTAAAGCCTGTTTGTGCATTTCCTAAGACGTGTCTTGACACCTCGACATCACTCTCAATGTAATTCAAAGCACCCATATAAGAAGGCAGAGCGTAAGTATCTAACCCGGGTCTGTATTCCTTGATATACAAAATTTGCTTACCGACCTTATTTGAAGTATTGTAAGCAGGGATAACTTCGACCTGCTCTTTTCTATCTTCCCAATTACTCTTGTACCAATACTGAGTATTGTCTTTATTTGACCTTAACTTTGTATAGTCGATATGACACAAACTTGCAATCTTTCCACCAATCTGCGACCAGATAACCTCTAAATAAGCACCACCGAAAACCTCAATATCAATCGATACCTTACGGGTTAAATCGGTTAAATTCTCGTACTCATTAGGCTTGTTGATAAACAACTCAGCGGCTGCATCCTGCTCTTTTGTTGCCCATCCGTTTCCAGTAATGTAGTTTACCTTACCACGAACGATTGCGTTATGCTTTGCACTTTTGTTGTATAAAGACAAAAGATAGTTAGGATAGTCGTTTCTTTCTCCGAACTCAATATACCCTTGACCTTTCTTTTCTCTATACTCTGGCTGCTTTGCCTCTGCAAAGTTTAATATAATTATGTTATCCATCATCGTACTATAAATGTATTGTTTGTTTGATATTTCGTATAGGCAAAAGAGGTCGCATCGTTCAATCTCATTATCCCGGTTTCTATTTTAGAAGTAGCCAATGCAGGGTCGGTGTTTGTTGAAGATGTCTGTTCATAAATCTCGTACTCCCATTCCCCACTATCGTAAGTAGCAAAATAGGTGTTCGTTACAATCGAAAACTCATCATATCTTTCTTTATGTGCCGAGATATTTGCAGCCTGCAATAAAACAAAACTTCTCACAATATTGCTACCACGATGCGTAAACACGAAAAGATAATTAGGAGAGGCTAAGGTCTGCTTCTCCTTCAATGTCAATATGATAGAATTTGTCTGCCCCTTCGTTAAATATATCATACCACTAAATAGAAAAATCAATGAATTTTACAACAAAGAAAAAAGCCACCCCAAAGGGATGGCTCTAATCTACCTACCTATAACGAACTACGAAAGCAATTAGGAAGTTAAACCTGCAATGATTGAGCTGCTAACCTCAGGAGCAAGTTCTTTTTCTCCGCCTGTGAAAGTAAGTGAATAACCACTTCTATCTCCTTGGGCAGTTCCGGTGGCAGCAGTTCCACCTGTTACATCCAATCCTGTGTAGCGACCTACTAACCAATATTTATCGTTAGCATCTTGCACAACAGCCATCAGAGTATTTTTGGCTAATAACAAGATTTCGTTTCTTGTATTAGCTTGGAGTTTGTTCAGAACGACAGTCATCTCTTGGGCATAAAACACAGTTCCGTTCTCAACAGAAGCGGTAATGGTTTCAGTCAAAGCACCTGTATTCTTTACTAACTCATATTTGTAGAATACCTTACCAGCCGACTTCGTGATAGCAGAAACGATACCAGAGGCCTCTGTAACTGAACTCACGTTAGCGTGAGCAATCAGCCATACCGCTTTGATACCGCCTAAACTTTCCCGACAATCGAGTGTGTATCCTTGTGTTAAAGCACAAGCCATTTTTAATAATTTTTAAGAGTTATGAAAGTGTGGGTAACCCCGAAAGATTACCCACCTTTTAATTAGATAATGAAAGAAGCAATCTCATCCAAGAAGGCAACATTCACACCCATCTTGAACTCAGATACGAAACGAACTTGGTCAGCCTCTTTGGCATAGAACAACTCGAAACGCTCTTCTTCATTAAGCAGGTCAGTTCCGAGGAACATATTGCTCAAACGGATAGCATAAATCTTGTTAGTACCATTCAGACCGGGAGTAGCTACAACTTTGATTGGAGTACCGGGCAGGAAGAACTCGCTATCAGCCTTACCATCAAAAGCATAGTTGAACATATTAGCGTTCTTCAGAGCGATTGTGTAAGTACGGAAAACGTCTTGACCACACCAAATAGTCATATCATCTTTGCTTACTACTTGGGCAGGGATAGCCTTGTAAAGAGCATCAAAGATAGCAACTACGTTAGCAGTAGTGATAGCAGTAGCAGTACCACCATAATAGGTAGCATTGTTTGCTTCTACGGCAGAAGTTCCAATCAAGGTAACCAGACCTTGGAATTTATTAAGGTTTACGTTAGCTGAACCAGTAGCACCTTGCCAGATAGCAGTCTCCAACTGAGAAGCAATACGAGCAGCCTTCTTGTCTGTATAGTCAGCAGCGAAAGCGATAGAATCGTAACGGCTTCCCTCAGGCAGAGCCTTCTGAAGATACTTAGCCTCGAGGTCTTTAGGACACAGAGACTCGTTTACTTTAATTTTACCTACGGCTACAGTACGCTGAGTGAAGGTAGTAGAACCTGAGGCATTGAAACCGCAAGAACCACCAGCTTGGAAGATAGCGTCAGTATCCATAATGTTAATGGTTTCGGAAGATTTTACACCGACCATTACGTTACCCTGAGTTTTAATTAACCCAGCGGTTTTGCTTCCGAGTACGGAAGATGTTACCAACAGAGCTTCATTCTCTTTGGTATAGTTTGCTAATGCTGAAACGTCAAAAGCCATTTTACTTAAATTTTAATTTTTGAAAGATTATTTTGCGTAATTTGAAAGAAAGCGAGAGATTTTGTCATTCTTGCTTGGGAAATGCTTTTCGAATACTTCTTTAGGTTGAGTAGGAGCAACCTGAGGGGTCTTAGTCAGTTCGATAACGACATCAGTAAGTTCTTGAATAGCTTGTGAGAACTTAGCAGATTGGTCAGCCATCATAACTTTTTCCTCATCTTTTTTCTTACCATAGTCAGCAAGTTGGGCTTCCATTTCGGCAACCTTCTTTTTCAAGAGTTCAACTTCTGTTTCTGGCTCTTCAACTGGAACTTCGGGGCTTTCAATTTCAACGATTGTGGCATTCTCATCCAAAGTAATTACCGTACCATCAGCGAGCTTATGCTCTCCGGCAGGAGCAGGAAGTTCATTACCAGCCTCGTCAACAATAGAAACCTTACCGCCAAGTTCAAGTTTGTCAATCATTACTTTAACACCTCCCTCGAGTACATACTCGGCGAAAGTGGCAGCAACTACCTCGGGCTGAGCCTCGGCAAACATTGCTTTGATTTTCAATAGTGCTTCTTGTGCAGTCATAAAATTTATTGATAAATAGTTAAATACATTTTAAGTTACCATATAGACAAAAAAAGGGGAGTGTAGAAACACCCCCCGAACTTAACCAAACTATGAAAAACCTAATCTATTTGCTTCAAAATTGAAATAATGTCCTCCATCATCTTTTCCTCTTTACTCATCGGCTTAGAATAGTTAAAGATACCCTCGACCGAAAAACCTCTAATCTTGCCATCCTTAATCATATTCCAGACATCATCGTTTTCAACCTTGAAGGACCCAAACCACGAGCCATCATTTACATCCTCAAAACCCTTCATTGGTTTAACCCCTCTTTTCTCATCCACTATCCAACTCTCAAACATCGTTACCCCATCCATCACTTGACCGCTATCGTGCATCAAATTTACATTATTTTGGTAACCTTTCTTAAAATATTTTTGAGCAATTTTCTTAATAGTGTCTTTACTAAATACAACATAGTATTCTCCGTTTCCATCGTTTCTATAAATAGGGGTATCGGCCAACATCAAAGCCCCTGTGATTATCCTCTCTTCTTCATCTTGTATGGCGAAGGATTGTCTTTCGATTTGCTTTAACTTACTTTCTGCCCAACTCAAAGCACTTGCACCACCCCACGCATCGTACATCAATTGACCGCATCCATCTCCATAACCTTTAGAAGCCTTGGCATTCTCTTGATGCCGGGAAAGGAAGGAATACATCCTTTTAATTGTCTCGACACTAATCGGTTCCCCCTTGGCTAATTGGTTGGCTCGTTGTTTACCGACAGGTGTACCACAAGAACCCCATCCGTTTTCTTCTGCCCAATCCAGAGCGTTTTGTGCATTGTTCTTTACCGCATCGGGGTAATCTGAGTAACTATCTTGAAACGCAAGGAACGACTTTTCGATTGCAGGCCTATCCACTAAGGCTACAAAATCCACCTCTACGTTGCTGTCTAAATCTTCGCTAATATCTAAGCGATATATTGGTAATTCTTTTTCCATACTATTAAATAGAGTTTTAACCTAATCTTGCCGCTCTGTTAATCCTTCTTATTCTTTCTTGTGAACTACTTACATCACTTTCAACTACATACGCTCTGCTTGTTGCGTTTCCTAATTGTTGTATTGCCTGAGCATTAATTAATGTACCTTGAACCTGAGGTGTTACGGCAGGAGCAATCGGGGCTGATGCAGAAGGTGTTGTAATTGTTGGAGTTCCTACCGAACCAGTTGCTTTTGTTCCGATAATTGATTTTACATTCTTGAAACCTGTTGCCAAAGCCGAAACCATCGTGGCTATCTTAACTCCTAAAGAAACAGGAGCAACACCGGGAACAGGAGCAGCAAATACCTGAGATGCTGCCTTATAGGTGTTGATAGTCGCTTCAGCAATCGCAAACGCTTTACCGGCAGCGGTTGTCTGACCTAATATCTGAGCAATATTTCCGGCTGCGGTTGCGTAATTACCCAACTCTTGGTTTAACGCATTCATACGAAGGTTCTTTTTTAATCCCTCGTATTGTTCCTCTAAAGCTAATTCTGCCTCTTTGTTTCCTTTAATGATATTGAACTTTCTTTGAAACTCGTTATCAAGATTAGCGAGTTCAATCTCTGTTTGAGAAAATAACAACTCTCTTAAAACATCGTTTCGCTCTTCTGAACCTTCTTGTAGCTTTTTGATATTGTCTAAGTTCCTATCAATGCTACCTTGAACTAAGGTATCTCTTTGCTCAATGAATTTCTTTTCGTTTTCTAAATCTTTCTCTCTTTGTTGTTCTTTCTTCTGAATATCTGCATCTCTTAATTGATTTGCAAAATCAGTACTCCTTTGTAGGTTTCTTTTTCTTAATTCCTCTAATTGATTTTGATATTCAATTTCCGCTTGTGCATCCTTTTCGGCTCTGGCTCTTGCATCATCCGATGCTTTCTTATTGGCATTTTCCTTGTCTTTGTTAACTCGGATTGTATTATCTAAAGAATCAACTTGCGACTTAAATTCTATATTTTTAATTTCCTCAGTAGATTGTTCAACCTGCTTTTTTAAGTTAGTATAATACTCATCATCTTTACCAGCTTGTTCAATTTGTTGTTCAGTTAAATCAGCATTAAACTCTTTTGCAGTCGCAACGATAGTTGCCCTATAATCAGCAAATTGCTTTTGTAGTTTCTTTTGGTTTTCTTTGGCTGCTTGTAATTCAAGGTTGTTATAGTTTGTGTTAATTTTGTAAATTTCATCTGCACTTTCATTGGCAATCTCGGCTTGTTTTAATGCCAATGTTCTTGCCTGAGATAAGTTCTTTTGTTGTTGCTCGTATAATCTATTTTGTTCTTCTAATGCATTATTTAATCTGTCTTGTGCTTCTTTTGCCCTATCAGTTCCAGATGTCCAACTTGTTATTTTATCTACTACTAAACCTATCCCAATTGCTAAAGCACCGATACCTGTTGCAATAATAACTCCTTTCAAAACCTTGAAGGCCGTACCCGTTCCAGTTACCGCAACACCAAAAGCCTTTTGAACTTGTGTAGCAATAACAGTTACAGCGTTATTTGCCTTCTGGAATATGGTGCTATTTTTAATAACCGCACCCAACTGCTTGAAAGAATCAATACCTTCTCCGATAGATTGCAACCCCTGAGAGATTGCCATTGCCGATTGAACCTTCAATAAAGTTTCTTGTACCTTATCGCTTTCTACACCTACCAATCCTAAAGCACCTTGCACCGCACCGAAGCCACCTGCAACCGCTGATAGAGTAGAAGTAAATGCTTTGAATTTAGCATCCGGGTTGAACGCATCGGTTAAGGCTTTGGCATCTCCAATAGCATCCTTTAATTCCGCTGCTCTTGTTGCTGCTGCTACCGCCTCTTTTGAAGTCGCACCAAATTTGGCTGATAACTCATTAACCTCGTTTTGTGCTTCTCTTAATTGTTGTTTAAGTGAGCCTACCGATTTGGCAGCATCACCACCTTCAACCTGTATTTTTATGCCTATTGTTTCCTGTGCCATTATGTATAAGTTAATTCAATTACTTTAAGAAATTCGCATTTCGTAGCATCGGGAACGGTAGGGTTAAAATCAATGACTTTATTCAATCTCCATAAAGCACCATCGATATAGATTAGCTTTGAGAAATCTAAAGAGAATATATCCGTTAATTGGAGATAAACTGAACAGGTAAGTAGCTTACTATCTTTGTCTGTAATCTCAGCAATATAAGAACTCCAAAACGCATTATAAAGGTTCGCACTCGGATAAGCCGTACTTAAATCAAAATATATCTCTTTGGGTACTCCGAAGTTAATATCAGCGGTCGGAGCATCAGGGTCGTTCAAATGACCTGCATATCCGTAGTAAGAAAGATTGGTTACTAAGTTTCCAGTATCGCCTTTCATATCCCAATTAGAAACCCCTGTAACCTTATGAACCTGCATAATACGGATAACGCTTTCTACTTGGTCCTCTGATACGGCATTTTGTGTGTTACTCTTTTTGAATATAGTGGGATACACTTTATCATCTCCGGCATAGTTCAGCAAAGGAGTAGCTGCAAATACCAATTCTGTTTTCTTAATATCGTTGGCAAATTCAAAACCGGTATCTTCGATATAATCTCCGTAACCTAAAGCATATTTTTTGTTGTAGTCCTCGTTGTAATAATCAGCATCTTGCTTGTAACGGAACTCAAAGAACCTACCATTAAGTTCGCTCATTGGCTTAATCTTAAATGGTTTGTTTCTATCAATCTTATATGTCCAATCTATATGGGTGGAATTGTAATCATCCAACAAAAGCAAGAAGGTATCATCAATCTTTAATTCTTCTTCTAAGTCGGTAACTTGTAAAAAGTTTGCACTTGTAGTATAGAAATCTATGAACGGAATTATTTTTAAGTGTTTTTCCCTTTGGCTATCTTCAACGATATAAAGGTTAAACATCTTCATTATTGAACTAATAAAATCCCTTTGGAATACACCCCTTGGAATTGAGTTGTTAATTATGATAGCCTCGCCATATTGTAACGGTACTGCTTGTGTGCTTGATGTCTTAAACCGAACCTCGAATAAAGAAGTTTCCAAATAGATAGGGTCTCCGGTTGCCCACGTTTGCCATCCTAATCTAAACTCTATGTAATCGTTGGTGGCAAGCGTAACATATTGCGATGTTTCAACAACATCAAAATCTCCTGACCCAAAGAACACCGTTGTAGCAGATACCCCATTCTTTAACATCGTAATATCTGTAAAATCACTTGTATTACCGATAATGGTAAATTCAAAAGCTATGGTTAAACTCTGACTTCCGGTATAAGTGAACCTTGTTAATCCGTTGCTTGCAGTAAAATATCCTGAGTTGACAATATCATAAATAGCCAACAAAGGTCGAGGGGTAGGAGAACCCGAGTAACTTCTTTGTATGTTTTCAAATGTTCCATAAAAAGAAATATCCGAGTAGTTACCTAAATACTTTTGGTTATTAGGGATAACCAACCTCTTAAATAAATCAGAGTTAAAGAAATCGCTTTCCCAAGTATATCCGGCTTCTGTGATAATCTTATCTACATATTCCCTAACGAATAGAGCCGGGCGGAAGGCTTTGTAACTCCAATGCTTTTTATTTGTACTGACTTGACCATAATCAATCAAGGGATAGTAATAACCCATTCCTGATGCGGTCGTTCCAGATGCTTGTTCCCAACTGGCTAAGATATTCTGATATGTCCAATTATGATTGTACTGGGAGAAATCCAATTCCTCTAACTTGTAGTTATTTAGAGCAGTAACAAAACCACCCAACTCCCCAAATACAACACACTCATACTCGATACTACCTCTGTCAATGGTAATCTCCAAAAGCCGGATAATACCTTTGAAGATTTGTATCTTATCTACATAAATAACACAACTTGCTGATTTGGAAGCGTTGTAGTTGTAACCCACATTATCTTCGGCTGGGTTATAGAAGTTGGCTGAATTGAACTCGAATATATGGCCGAATAGCTTATTGTTAACTGCATTACCGGGTAAGATTATGGTTTTAGAAAAGTTTGTATTCCTTGCAGCAAAGTCCTGTATCTCATCAATGGTATAGGTGTATTCCGATGATAAGTCCTGACTTAAATCTAATCTATTATCTTCGATGTAAATTTCGGTTATCATCTAAACTGTGAATTTATTTGCAATCCCAAATCGATGTCTAATTCTAAGTTGAAGGTCTTATCGGCAAATCGCTTCTTCTCTGTCCAATTGGTTGTTGTGATATTTATCGGCATAAACTGATTGTTCCTTTCTAAGTACACCTCAGGAGAAGCAATCATTTCTTTAAGCCAATTGTAATCCGTAAAGTTTACCCAATCGCTTGTTAGCTTATAGGTTACTTTTTGTTGCGTAGAGAAGGGGATTGTGCCACCATATAGACGCCCGTAAGCATCGACCATATCCATTGCCGTAGTCGCTGACTCATACTCATATTGTAATCTTTGAAATGACTTTTTCTCTACTGCTCTTGTTTGCCTATTCACTAAGCTAAAGTGAAAGGTCTCATATCCACCCAACGAGTTCAAGAAATGCAAAGGAATAACATCGTATTGTGTGCAAGACAAAGTAACCCTCATTGTATCTACTTGAACCCCGGCAATCTTTGCTCTTACATCGTAATATTTTGTAGTCGCATCTATAATTGTTGAGCCAATATAAGCGTTCAATGCCCTTGGGGAAATATCTAATAATGCAAAATCTTTCCAAGAACTTGTTGCCCCGGTATAGGTCGTAGATGTAGAGCCATTAAATACAACCACATCTAAAGATAAATTCTTTGATGTATTCTCTGCATCACTAAGAAACGAGGTAAATAAAGTATTGGTTGTCAGTAAAGAATAAGGAAATTGAACCTGTGTCTTATCTCGGTTTGTTAAATAGAACCCTGCATAGTTTGTATCGTATGCCGTAGGGGTTAAGATGAGATTAGAACTTGTATTGTATAGGTAATCTTGAACATAATTGTAAGCAAAGTTGCTTTGCTCCTCTAAATTAGTATAAGTCGTTCCGTTGTACTCTTCGCCAAACTTAACCTCGTATTCGATATAAATATCTGAGCCTGTATAAGATACCGCAGTAAACGGAGAGATACTTGGCTTAAAATATGAGTTCCAATAGTTTCTAACTATCGGTGCTGCATTGAAGATACCCTTTGTCGATACCGGCTGAGGGAATTGCTTTATCCTTGCTACTAAGTTACCGCCAATGTAAATATCAAACACATACTTAAAGTTAGTTTGTGTTGTATTATCAGAACTAACCACGAACCACAAAGGAGCGTGCATTGTACTGTAATTACCCGGGGAACTATTGATTGTTATTGCCATTTTGCCTAATTAAAATTCTTACATCTTGTCCTATAATCTTGCTTACCGCAGTTGTAAAGTCGTTTCCAAAAAAGCTACTTACCGCACTATCAAAGAAGCCTGTCTTTTTTAATCCCTTCTTTTTTATCGACCGAGCCACCACATAAGCTAAACTCTTTTGCCTTGTACTCTGACTTACCATCTTAGATAGCGATTGCCTCTTCGATTGTCCTTTGGTTATAGATACATCGCCCTTGATATTGTTTCTCTTTATCCAAGCGGTTATATTATTTTGGAATGCTCTACTAACTCCTAAGTTCTTAAACGCATACGGAGAGTTCGGTGTTCCTGATTGTACCCCCTTAACCCCTTTGTTGATAAAGTCATAATACTTAGCTGCTTTTGAGCCAGCAGGGTAACCCATTTCAATGGAGTAAACACTCCCTTGCCTGACTAAATCTCCTGAACTAATATCATCACTCAAAGCCCCGGTATCGCTAATCCCTAAGACCTCGATATTCTCTTTTACCTTTAAGATAAAGTTTGCAGCCGACCTAATCAATAACTGCTCTAATACAGGTAACTGATTGACATCGCTTCGCTTGGCTCCTAATTCATTCAGTAAACCATCGCTCAACAAATCGGCCTGTAATTGCTTAATACTTTTTGCCATACGCTTTTCTTAGCTGCTCTGCTTCGTATTCTCCTTTCGCTTTAAGGTAAGCCAAGTCATTAAGGTATTGTAGTAGCGGGAGTTCATAACATTGTTCGAGTGTGATTTTCTCGAAGTTAGCGACCAACTCGGTCTGGTATATCCATCCATAGTATCGCATAAAGTTTGATACACTACTTCTGCCTGATACCTTGTCATCTTGGTCATCATCTCCTTTATCAAATAATCCTTCGAACTCTTTATCCAGTTTTTGTATACTTGATAAAAAAAAACCACACTACCGAGGATGGCAGTAATCGGAGCCTCTAACATATCCTGAGCGTACTCTTCGTGTCTTGCTGCTTCGTATTTATCAACCTTCCAACCAAACCAACTCTTTTTCATAGGCACAACCATACAGGCTGCAATCTTATGTAAGTTGCCGTTTACATCTTGGCCGAAATGCTTTGTCTCGATATATCTCGCTGCTGGTATCTTACGAACGTCATAAATGCACTTATACCGCCTTTTGTTTATCTGGATAAACTTCTGAGGTTGGGGCTTAATCTCTTCGTGGATAAAGCTAATCTTCTTTAATAGATTGTTCAAATCCTTTAAGGGTAAAGAGTCGATTTCGTTTTCGGTTTTGTTTGTGCAGATAGCGGCAGATTGTACGGCAAGGTCTAACTCAGTCAAGTTCTTTGACTTGATAAACAAATCATTGAGTTGCTGCCATTGAAATACGGATATGTCTTTCCAGTTCATACCCATAAATAGAGAAAGCCTTGGATATTGCTATGCAAAAGAATATCTACCCATAGCATTGTTTCGGGTGTAGTGATGCCAAGCCAATCCCAAAGCCATTACGCAGTCATCGTGGAAACCTTGTGGTGCTGAATACCTTACCCCGGTAGCGGTGTATTGATACTCAAAGATTTCTAACTCCTGAGTGATATGCCCCTCGGGAAAGGTTATCTTTCTTTGTTGGATAGCTGAGGCAAGACCCTCCATAAGTTGTTGCTTAGAGGTCGAACTAAACTTAAACCCACTTACCGGCAAACCTTCTCGTTGTAAATCTTCAAATATAGGGTCTCCGGCTCCTGTACTATCAATCAAGGTAGGCACTTTAGGTAACTGACCGATGACTTGTTTTGTCTGCCTCCAGTCCTTTTGAAACCTATCGAAATAACACACCGAGCCATTTTTATCCAACCCGATTATTACGGTATAGTCAACCGACTTCGCCAAATCGATACCAAACGCAATAGGAGGCTCATTAGTGGCTTCAAATGTGCATTGCTTGATATAGATACTCCCAAAAGGATTAGCGGCATTTTCAGCTGGATTTGCCATATACTCTTGCTCAAAGACAACCTCAGGGATTTGCATCCGGGCATCATCGATTTCTCTTTTGTCGATATGGGGGTTGTCGTAGGTGGTAAACTTAAACGATTGCCAGTCGGGTTCGCCTGACTTTAAGAATAGGGAATAAAAGAAATTCTTACCCTTAGGAGTGGAGATAAATAAAGCCCTTCCCTTGTAATCGGTTAGGGTTGGTCGGATTGAGTTTAACCATCCGTTCTCTAAATCAGGGATATAGGATGCCTCATCGATAACCCCAAAGTGAAACTTCCTACCCCGAAGGTTATCTAACCGTTCCCCGGTAAAAAAGTAAACCGCCCCACCATTAGGAAACTTGATGGATAGTTCTGATTTGTTAGCTTCAAAAGGTACGGCTTTGGCTAATTGGTCAAAGAATACCCGAGCCAGATTGTAAGTAGGTGTAACGTAGAATACCTGTTTGCCTTGTAAAGCATTGATTATGATTTCAATCTGTGAAAGTTCTGATTTTCCAAATCTCCTTCCGGCAAGCACTACTCTAAATCGCTTATCGCAATCTAATATCTTTTGTTGGTTAATATGTGGAGTAGGTAGTTCAATCCTCATAGAATTGTTTTCCCATTTACGAACACTACCTCAATCCGGCTATCGGTACTTACTTGTTGTACCTCTTTCGGGCGACCATAAACCCTTGTTAATAAAGTTTCTACCGAATACAAACTCCCTTTCTCCAAACTCTTTCTCATTGCATTGGCAATTGTCTTTTCAAGTATCGTAGCTTTAGGATTATCCCAAACCTCTTTCAATTCATCCACACCCATTTGAAGCATAACTTGAATAGTGTCGTTAATCTCAGATAGTTTATACCCTTGCTCCCTAAGTAAGGTTACATACTTCTTAGGTCTGCCATTAGGATTAGCCACCTCCCCTTTCTTAAAGGGTTTTAAGTTTTGTTCGTTTGCCATTTCTCTCTATTACTTCACTATTTTTCTAAAGGTAACCCATTCTTTTTGATTACCAAGTTCGGGTCTAACTTTTTCATCCTATCTAGTATTACTTGGCAGTATTTAGGGTCTAATTCCATTCCGTAGCACTTTCTTTTAAGTTGATGTGATGCTACCATTGTTGACCCAGAACCTAAAAAGCCATCTAAAATTAAATCACCAGCTTTATAGTTATTAAAACACCATTCAACTAATGCTATTGGTTTTTGTGTAGGGTGAACTCTTTTTTCACCCATTTCACTTGCTTTTATCATACCGTGCCATTGATGCTTAAAAACATCTACTTTGACACCTTTATTTACGAAAGCTATTTCTGCTCCGCTAAATGTGTTTCCTTCTCTTTCTTTATCCCACACAAGCCATCCAAAACCATTAGGGATGCAAGATGAATAATAATTAGCACCCCAAAAAATTAAAGTTGCTTCATTGAATTCTGATTGGCATAGATTAAAAAAATCAATTGCAACTGATACATCGCCATCATTTAATATCTCACCAAAATCATTTTCTTTTGTAGCACCTTTAATACCTTTACCACTATGCGAAATACCATAAGGAGGGTCTGTAAATACCATATCAGCCTTTTGCCCATTCATTAGTTTCGCTACTTGGTCGCTATCCGTACTATCACCACAAAGTAAACGGTGTTCTCCTATCTCAAATAAATCTCCTAATACAATATCGGTTTCTATTCCACCTTCGGGAGCTGCAAAGTCATCTTCTTCTGCTTCTAATACCTCAGCCTCAAACCCTGGGATATCTAATCCCCATTCGCTTAATTCATTTGCATCCCAATTATTTGCTAAGTCATTCCAATCCCACTCCCCGAAGCCTACATTGTCCTTGATGATAAATTCCTTTTGTTGTTCTTCTGTTAGGTTAGATGCTTTGATGATAGGTATTTCTTTTATCCCTGCTTCTTGGCAAGCCTTTAACCTCATATTACCCCCTAAAACAATCATTTCATCATTGACTACTATCGGTCGGATTTCAAGCATCTGTGGGAACTCTTGGATTGACTTAACCAATTTTTGGAACTTGTCATCCTTGATTATCCTTGGGTTATTAGGATTGGTTCTGACCTTGTTGATATTTACTATCTCTGCTTTCATAGAATAACGTAGTTATTTGTTGATTGATATTTGGCAGTTTCTTGTGCCCATAGTTTATCACACTTACTCAATCCCTCATCTTTCATTTTTCTATAAGGGGTATCTTGGCCGACATCGTGTCCGATATGCTCAGCGGTTAACCCTCCTAAATAGTAATTCAGGTGTCCTGTCTGCTTTAATCTAAACGAATAATCACTATCCTGCATCCCATAGGGGTCGTAAACCTCATTGAACTTGCCTATCTTCTCGATGGCTTGCATAGGGATTAAGACATTCCCAAATACCGCATCGGCTTTATGAATAGGAATATCGTTAATATAAGTTCTCTCGCCTAACATCTCAACGCAATGAATACCGCACATTCCTGTGTTAGGGATAGCATAGGCAGCCTCTACCATTCTTTGCAGCCAATTCTCAGGCATTAAAATATCATTAGCCATTGTTACAATAGCATCGTATTGATAGCTTCTACTTATTCCGTAGTTTATAGCTCTGGCTATTCCTTTCATTTCAACCTCAATAAAGTCAAAGTTAAACCCTGCATTCGAGAAGTTTACATTCTTAACCCTTTGGGTGTGTTGCTTGCGTTCGTAGTTTAATAAGATGATATTAACGAGCATTTTGTCCGATTTCTTTTACAGGTACTCCAGCATATTTATGAAAGGGTTGTAAGACAGATTTCTTTCCGACAAAAGCCGATGCACCTATCATACACCCTTCGGGTATTCTTATTTTTTGATGTAAAACCGCATTCAATCCTATATTACAATTCTTTTCTACTATTGTATGCCCCCCAACCTTAGCACCGCAACTCAAAGTTACATTGTCGCAGATTATAGCGTCGTGGCCGATATGCACCATCTTCATAAGGTAGCAATCCTTACCGATTATGGTTCTTCTATGCGTTCCACTATCTACCGTAATCATCCCGGTTAATCTCGCACCCGACATTATCGTTACCAATCCTTCGTGATGCTCATAACCTTTCCATTCAGACGGAGCACCTATTATGCAATAGGGTCCTATGTAAACACCGGGTTCGATGATTACATTTGGGTAGATTATTGCAGTAGGATGTATAAACATTAGTTCATTAGCTTTAGATAGTTAATCTCATACTCGCCCTTGTCCTCGATAGTTTCTTTCCTTTCGATTGTGTCTATTATGCTTCTTATGAGATTTTCCTTTTCTTCGCTTTCCAAATGTTTGCTTCCCAATAGTTCCAGATTTAGCCATAACTCAACGACCATTCAAATTTAGATATAGTTGTTTTCTTGTTTCGTTTACCTTAAAAAGATTAAAGTTTGTTACCGCCCATTCAAACAATTCCAAACCTTTCTCTTGTCTATAAATAGCATCTTCGGTTACTTTTTTAATCTCACGATACCAATCCCCTTGATAATTAACAGGTATCATCGGAGAATTTAAGTACGGCTCCACGTGGCTTCCTATGACTGGTATCTTTTTACTCGCTGCCTCTAAGAGTTTAAGATTAGATTTCATTGAGTTAAACCTCGTTGCCCTTAGTGGAACTATTGAACAATCCGCATCGTTATAAAAGTTCATATACTCCGTTACTGGCAAAAACCTTCTAATATCGCCTAACTTTAACCCACAAGTAAAGTTTGAAATCATCCTGTGCCAGATATGTGCTGAGCCTTCGCCCCTATCATCAAAACCACATAACTGAAAGTGTACTTTGTTTCTAAGGTTCATATCTGAGGCAACCCTCTTAAAAGGAAACTGAACCAATTTAATATCTTCTTCGTGGGTTATCGAGCCGGTATAGACAAACTTAACCTTATCGGTGTACTCCCTGACATCGGTAAATTGGTCGTTTCCGTAAGGCAAAGCATTGGGGAGGATAGTTACGTTAGAATTGTAAGGCCTTATCTCGTTCCATAATCTTTCGTTCGTGCAGGTAACTAAGTCGGCAGCTTGAATGTGGTCGAGTATTTCTTGCGTAGGATAAACTGAATATAAAATATGCGAACTGTCTAATATCCAATAGTCATCAATATCACACACAATCTTAAAGCCGTATTTCTTTTGTTTCTCTTTTAAGGTCTCTAAGGGAACACCTGGAATAAACCGATTAAAAAGTACAATATCAAACTTTTCCTCTAATACCTCATCGGTTAAGACATCAGTAAAATAGGCATACGTTTTCTCTAAATAGTAAACAGGCAACATCAAACGATGATAACCAACTCCGGAGTTCTGTGTAGTTAAAATTAGTAACCTCATTTCTTTGGTCTCCCTCTCTTTTTTTGTACTTCTGGTTTAGTAACTTGTTGCACTTCTGGTTGTGCAGGTTCTTTAGTGATTTGCACATTCGATTGTTCAAAAACTACTATCAATCTTTTGAGCATATCAAAAACACATTCTCCACACCAATAGGTTAAAACAAATTGCCTGTCTAAATAATCCCGATACATTCTTTCGTATTCCCCTAATACATCAAAAGGAATGTTACGAGTAAATCCGAGTTTTACTGACTCGAAGTTGATAATGTGTTGATTGCAAAAATCAATGTCTTTTTGGTTCATATAAATTCATTAAAAAGTTTCTAAAAAAAGGAGCGATAACCCCTGCACCAAACATACAGACAACGGCATCGGTTGTCCAATCGGGCAACCAGAAAAGTGTTAACCCTACCCAAGCGGTTAAGCATAAGCTACAATTAAACGGCTTAAAGTTTATATTCCACTTGCGAGGGAACTCGTTTTGTACTATAAAATAAAAGCTAAAGAAGTTAGCCGCCAATATGATTTCAATTATCTGCATAGTTTCTTATTTTGTATTTCATCAAAATCTTTGCTTTACGAATTGTTTTAATTAAGGAGCGATAAGGTATCTTGGTTTCTCTGCTAATTGCCAAAAGGTTCTTTCCGTTATTGGCATAGAGTTTCAAAAGTTCCGCTTCGTACCAATGTAGAACCTCCAAACCCTTTTCGAGTTTATTCATTAAACCCTCATCGTAATCTTCCTTTTTTATTTCGTAGGTAATGGGTATTTCCTGATATACCTGTCTGAATTTTTTGTAAAAGTTGCTTCTATCACTTTTGGCCATATTCAAGATAGTACGGACAATAAAGTATTTCAGATACCCTCCATCGTACATTTCAAATAACTTATCCTCATCCATTTCACAAAGGACAAGGAACACCTCCTGTCTGAGGTCATCCTGTAAATCAATAGGATTCATTTTACCGATGGCATCGCCAATATCGGTACTGAGATACATTTCTTGTATGATAAAATCACGTTTATTCATTGCAAATCGTTCCCCAATATAATACATATTATTCCTCTTATTATACCTCTTCTTTGTATTAGTATTAGTATTACGGGGTATTGTATAGAGTATGCCATAGGTATATCATACCTACCCAATAGGTATTAAAACACACAAAATCAATACTTTATCTATTTGATTATCAATAAGTTAGGAAATATGCAAAAAAAATCAAAAAAAGATGCTCAAATATTTTGTTATGTGTATAAAAGGTTTGATATTTGTATTCGAAAGGGACAACAAAACACCCTTAAAACTATGAAACCTCAAACAAAACTCTTAATCGCAATCTTGGTAGTATGCTACCTTATCGGTAAATTACAAGACACTTATTTTCTTTAATACTTAAACTAAACACCATGACTATCGAATTAAACTTTTCAGCAGAAACGGCTACCTTCCTACTCGAAAGGAAATCGCCTCTAATCAAAACAACCTTTCTAAAAGCAGATGCAAGGACAGGAGAGATTACCCTTCAGCTATCTTCCTTAAATTGTGAAACCCTTGCTATGGGGATGTTCTTTGCAGGACAAGACAAGACAACAGATGAGTTAAAGAAAATCTTAAAAGCCGAACTATGAAACAAATTACCTTCTTAATCTCTGAGGATAGAGGATTACAACTCCTCAACTACTTTAACAGACATTACCCCAATATTTGTAATGTCGAATATCAGGAAGAACATATTACCTTTTGGTTTAACGAACTCTATGAAGAGTTAGTCATCCAAGGTATCTTCCACGCTGGATTATCAATTGGTATGGATATAATAACTTCTAAGGTATGAGAACAGTATATCCTCCAGACCCTCCGAAAGATTTTAACGAATGGATGCGGTACATCTATTCTTTACTAAATAGTCCATGTCGGTAAGGACTTTAATATGCACCGAATTAGTAATCAGGGGGGAGAAAATTGGGTTATGGTCGCTCCCCCCACATTCTAAAAAACTATGAGATATAAAAAAGATATAAGCGTTAATATTGAGATTGGAGATACCTATATAGATACGGTTGAAGTAGAATTTATCCTATGGAAAGAAAACTCAGGAGAGGGGCATTATGAGTTTTGGGGCTTTACCGGGTTTGATAAAGGACAGGATTATTACGAATGCGATAAGTACGAATGGGATAAATCACTTTATACGGATGAGCAGAATAAAGAAATCGAAGAGTATTTAGAACAGAGATTTGACCATATTTTACAAAAAATAAATAAAGAGTTATGATTCAATTACTATCAATAATCTTGCTTATATTAGCTTGTCTATTCTTAACCGCTATTCTTTACGCATTAAAAAACTAATCTATGTTATCAAAAATTCAATCGCTTGTAAAAGCACCTAAAGGTCAAGTAAACAAATTCGGTAACTATAAATATCGCTCTTGCGAGGACATTGTCGAAGCCGTTAAGTTAGTCATTAACCCATTGGGTTATTATCTAACCATAACGGATGAGATTGTTACAATCGCTAACAGGGTTTATGTAAAGGCAACCGCTTCCCTTTCGAATGGAGAACACACTTATACCGCTTCCGCTTACGCCAGAGAAGAAGAAACAAAGAAAGGAATGGATGCGGCTCAGATAACAGGGAGCGCATCTTCTTACGCTCGTAAATATGCACTTAACGGACTGTTCGCAATTGATGATACTAAAGACGCTGATGCCACTAATAATCACGATACTCCAACAAAAGAAGAGAAAATGATTTTGTTCGCAATGCTTAGGGATGCTGACTTATCAGTCGAAGATAAGCAAAAAGCAAGTCAGGCGATTGAAGATTGTAGTGACTATAAAACCTACCAAGCAATAGGAAACCGACTTGAAAATCTAAAAAAACCCCTTAATCAAATCGTGAACCCTACTCAAAAGGATATTACTAACCACCTCAAAAAATCTGTAAAATGAACCTAATTACTAACACCGATTTAAGTTTCTTTGAAACTACCAAAGCCGAAAGGCAAACTTTCACTCAGAGTGTAATTAAAGGGATAGAGGATGGCATTTCAGACCCCTTAAAGATACACATACAAATCAAGTGCCTGGAAGATTTAATCAAGCAGCTAACTTCAAATTCAATTTACAAGGAATGTTTGACTACTGAAGCCAGCAAGTACGGAAAAACCTTTGAGCATCTTAACGCTAAGTTTGAGATTAAAGAGATGGGGGTTAAATACGATTTTGGGGCCTGTGGCTGCCCGATAATGAATGACCTATTATCTCAGCAATCTGAACTCGAAAAGGCAATAAAAGAGCGGCAAACCTTCTTAAAATCAATTCCGGCACAAGGGTTACAAACCTTAATCGATGATGAGGTAATAACTTTGTACCCACCGACAAAAACATCTACTACCTCAATAAGCGTAACCTTAAAATGAAAAGAGGAAAAACTGAACTCCCTATCCTTATTCAAGGGGTAACCGTTCTGGCTATTATTCGGTGGTGGTATAACCCTGAGTTACCGCCAAGCCCCATCTATCCGTACGGAGAGCCCTATGACTTTACTTACGAGATTATTTGGCACAATGCCCCAGAGAATATTTCTGAGGACCAAATAACCGATGAGATTGATAAAATTAGTATATTTGATATCATGCAATTTTTTAATCCTTAAAACCAAAGTCAATGTTAGCGAACATTCAGAAAGTCGGAACATCGTACAGAGTGCGAGTTCAGAAAAACGGCAAGCGTGTAAGCAAAAACTTCACGAGCCGTAAACAGGCATTGCAGTTCCGCAAGAAACTCGGTGTTTAGTAAGGTAAGTCGGTTGGTGTAATTGGTAGCACTTAAAGTGCAGGTTCGAATCCTGCACCGACTACGAATTAAAACTCAAAACAAAATGGAAAAAAAAATCTACTGCGGAAGCGGTAAAAAACGAAGCGACAATTGGATTAGTGCTACCATCAATCTTGACAAGATTAAAGAGCATATCCAAGAGTACAACGGAAGCAAGTTCATCAAGGTAAACATCAATGTAAAGGCTGAGCCTGACCAATACGGAAAGGATGTCGCTATCACGATTGATACTTGGAAACCCGAACAATCAGAAAATCGCCAAAAGATAGATAATAAGTTTTTACAGGATAACACATCTGCAAACGATTTACCCTTCTAATGGCAAAATTAACCCCTCTCCCGAAGCTATTAAAGAAAGCACAAACCATCTACAACGCTCACATTCGTAAGCGTGATGAGAAGTTAGGTTGTATCTCTTGCGGTGGGAATGTAGAACAAGCAGGACACTATTTTTCTCAGGGTAATCATTCCTCATTGAGATTTGGATTACCTCATACGTTGGCTTACCATAACACAAATGGTCAATGTATTAGATGCAATATGTATCTTCATGGAAACCTGATTAAGTACCGCCAAGGATTGGTTAATAGATACGGAGAGGAGTTTGTTTTACAATTAGAAGCCGAAGCCGATGCCAATCGGTTAAAAAAGTGGAGTAGGGCTGAACTTGAAATCATAATCGAAACCTACAAATGACTCATGGTTCTTTATTTAGTGGAATAGGGGGTTTTGACCTGGCAGCAGAATGGATGGGATGGGAAAATGTGTTTCATTGTGAGTTTGAAAAAAATAAACAAATAGAGTTAAAATTAAACTTTCCTAATAGTATTTGTTATGGAGATATTACAACAACAAACTTTACAATTCACAGAGGACAAATTGATATCCTCACAGGGGGATTCCCTTGCCAAGATGCAAGTATTGCCAAGCAACACGGTCAAGGTCAAACGGGGTTACAAGGTGGCAGAACAAGCCTCTTTTTTGAAATGTGCCGAGCAATCCGAGAAATCAAACCGAAATTTATTGTTGCCGAAAATGTCGCTAACATTCTTAAAACTAACAGAGGAAGCGACTTTACAAGAATACTCTCCGAATTATCCTCAATGGGGTATAATGCAGAATGGCGAGTTTGTCGTGCGTCAGAAATCGGTGCAGCCCATCACAGAGCCAGGGTGTATTTGGTTGCTTACCCCAGTAGCATCAGATTGCAACAGACCGAAACTTTCTTTTCCTTTTTACACGAAGAGACATCATCGTTCTCCTGGAAGCCTTACGGAACAACTATACAGATTAGTAGGGGCGGTGAATGGATTAGTGAACCCCCAATTTTATGCTTGGCTAATGGGATACCCGCTAAATTGGTTGCAAAAGAGTTACACGGATACGGAAATGCAATAGTACCGCAAATAGCTTTTAAAATCTTTAAAGCAATAGAACAGTATGAAGCACTCTAATTCTTTTTACTACGATTTAGATTTCGGAGAGAAAGGAGAAGATTGGCTGAATGAACTCTTAAAGGATGGCAAGAAGGTCGAAGTAAAGACCGACCGAATGGCTCATGAAACAGGAAACATATATGTCGAAGTTTACTCCAGAGGAAAGGCATCAGGTATCTCTACAACCAAAGCGCATTATTGGATATTCATAATAGAAAAAAAAGATTATTCCTTGCTTGTTAGTGTGCAAAAGTTGAGGGATATTTGCCGGGTAATGTTTCAGATAAACGGCTTGACAAGAGGTGGAGATAGTAACACATCAAGCGGAATTTTAATACCAATAAATCTAATAACCAAATGAACACACAAGAACAAGCGAAAGAACTAATCAGAGCGTACTGCCAATTTTATGGCTTAGAACCGAAAGATTTAAGACCGAGGAAATCGGGTTATCCAATGAAGGTAGTTGTTAAAAATAGTAATTACATAAACATCGCATCGATGCGGATGGCACTTGGGTACTTTTTATTTTTACATTTCCCCTTGCGGATTAAAGAGATAGCCCTACTCGTGGGATATACTGACCACTCTCCTTTGAGTTCACAACGCAAACAAATCAAATCTTACATAGAAAATAATGATGGTTATTTTATGCCATATTATTCTTCATTAGTAAATTTGGCTACCGAATTAGGGATTGATACTAAATACCAAAGAATACCTACTCAGACAATTCCTTTCGTAAGATATGAAAGCGACACCTCTTTTTTAGAAAACATCAAATACTATGAAAATGCCTAAAAGATTTACTGACACCGACATTTGGGAGAAAGAATGGTTTATGAGTTTACCCCCTGCTGAGAAATGCTTAGTTAAATATGTAAGAGATAAATGCGACCTTGCAGGGATATGGAAACCGAATTACACATTAGCTTCTTATGTTATCGGAGATAA